TATCATTTCACTAATTGCTTGAGATTTATCATTATAGAAATTAACCATATATTCACTCATATCATTATTTGGTTGAACAACTCTAAATACTTTCTTAAATGTGTAATGTTCTTTAGATAAATTATAAACAACTTGCCCTAAACGTCTAAGTGAACCTTCAATATCTCTTAATTTAGATTTACTTCTTCTTTGTCCAAAATCTTCAAGCATCATTGTAGCTGAAGATGTTTTTGGAGCTACATCAGTATTTCCTTGCATCATCTCAAATATACCCATATTTAAATCAATATATTTCTCAATAAGTTGAGGCAACTGCATAACTGAGTTAGATAAAGGTTGAGGAGAGGGAAAATGCGGTTCGCCAAAAGAAGGGTCATATTCAATAGTTGCATTCGGATTTGCCCAATTTCTTTCAAGTTCTTCAATATCATCAACACTTCCCTGTGGTATAAGTAATTTTAACCCAGATGACGCTTGTGCATGAGATGTAATAAGCGACATTGTTTTGTTTAAAAATCTTTGGAAATCTTTATTCTTTCTTACATCACTCATAGGATATGGAGTATTAGTCCAAATATTCGGAACAGGCACAATAGGATATTTATCAGTGTTTAATATATATTCATATAAAACTATTTGCCCAAGAGTGCATGTAAGTTTAATTCTTGTTTGTTGTACTTCAACAACATCAATCAATCCTTGTTCTAAAGCTTTTGCAATTTTATTATCAGATAAGAATTTTTCCATGTTTTCAGAGTCAAGTATTCTTTCTTCTCCTGATTGCATATCTAAGATTCTATAATAAGGAACTTTAACTTTAGAAAAATGCTCAATTAACTGATATTTTTCTGAGCCTTCACCTGTATCTTTATCTTTAACGTAATCAGGAGTAAATGTTCCAACAGTTCTTTGATTTTTAGGAGATGGATAAGTATCATCTTCATAATATGATTCAACTAAATCAATAAGAAGTTTACCATCTTCTTGTTCTTCTGATAATTGTGGATATAAATCCAATAATTGAAATTTTGTAAATATTGTAGATAACATCATTCCTGTAGCATCATCAAAGTACTTACTTCTAGCATTAGGGTCAACTACAACTCTAAATGGGTCTATATATGTAAATTTAACTTCGCCTCTACCATAATCAGCTTCTCTATCTACATATGCATAAAAATAACCAAGACCTGTAACTGCATAATCATGTATGGTTTGTTTAAATACTTCGTTACCATCAGATATATTCCAAATATATTCAAGTATTGTTCTCCATACATTAGCTAAATCACTATCTGAGTCTTCTCTCGGCATTGCCGAAAATTTTGGAGGCTTTGATGTTATAATAGCTTTAAACTGCTCAATTGCAGAATATATTCTATCTAATGGTATATTTGATTGATTTCTGGATGCAAGTTCTTCTGCCTCCGATGCACTAAAATGATTTCCTAAATAAAAATCAATATCTTCACGAGCATGGTCTTCCCACTCTTTACGAGCATCATGCCATCTATCATACAGTTCTTTGGTGTAAATTGCTTTTTTATCGGATTCTATCATGCTATGTAATATATAACATATTTATATTAATAATCAAGTCCTTGCCCCTGTAATCCAATTATACGTTTTTTTTGGCTTTTCCCATTCTTCTCTATCGTTTTTAACTCTTTTAATTTTACTTGCTGATTTGCTGCCTTTAGCAAATTGAGTTGATAACCAAAATGCATCAATTGTATCATCATGAGTTCCTTTTGGAAAATCAAGTAATTCTCCAATAAATTCATGCATATCTTTTTTTAAATGAACAGCACCAGCTCTAAACATAGGTTGTAAACCTTCAAATAATCTATCTTTTTTCTTTTGATTACCATATCCTTTAATTCCTTGCTCAATACCTGGTAAAAACTTTCCTTCTTTTTTACTTCTTTTATGAACATAATCTCTTAACATTTCTTGATATGATATTGTTTCAATGTTTATTCTTTTTATTGGTTTATATCGTTCAGCGATTTTAAATATCTCATCTGCGCAGTCCATGGGTAAAACTCGTTGTCTCCAATATTCGATAATGTAATAATCATACTCAGCGGTAACACCAATAACCATAATAACACTATAGTCATTCCTAGAACTAAGTGTAGAAGCAGGGTCAACGCCCATATAAATATTGACATATTCTATCCTCCCATCATCTAACTTTATATACCAAGAATTTCTTTCATTATCAAATCTTACGTTTCCACCATATAAATTGTCTGTTATGTCACTTTCAGAAAATATTTGGTCTTCAGGAGATTTAGCCTGATTCATATACTCCTGATAAAACTTAGATGGAGTTCCAGAATCAATGTAAAATTGTTTTCTTTCTTCTAATTTTTTTAAAGGCCATCTTGAAGGCCATAAAGGATTGCCATCATCAAGTATTGCTTTATATGTAATTAAATCCCAAGAATACTCTTCGCCATTATTCATAGCTTCTTTGTGGTTTCTTACAAGTCCATTTAAAAATGAATCATAATGCACAATAGTTCCATTACACCATAAAAAACCACCTTTATCAAAATCAATAGCTGGATATACAGCAGCTGTTACCCAATTCTTTATTTGTTGTCTTGCATCAGGAGTCTTTGTATTTAGCTCAGATTCAAAGTCATCAAGTATAATTCCAGTATATCTTGTAGATAATTGCTTTTTTCCACGCAGTCTTTGTGCTGCTCCTTTAGCAATCATCCTACAATTATTACTTAATACAATTTCGTTTTTAGTCCACTTATCGCCTTGTAAGTCACCGAAATAGTAATGTATTGCAGGATTCGAGTATATATGGTTTGAAATCCAATTAAGGTTATCAATAGCCTGGTCTTGTGCCTCGCCAACCCAAGCGATGAATTCTGGGCTTTCTTTATTCGCAAATAGAAAACGATGTAAGACAGCTGTTGCTGCTAAGGTTGACTTTGCGTGGTCACGAGGCAATACAAGCGCCAATTGTTGATTTGTTCTATCTAAAAGTTTTTTACCTACTACATTGTGGAAATCAGGAGTTGCTGAAGCCAGAAAGTCTTGCGGTGAAAATAGTTTACCGAAAACAATAAGGTCTTTATAAGCCATCTCAAGAACCTTTTCATTTTGGGAAACATTACCATTAAGGTTTAAGTTTGCCATATATTAGCATTTCCATTTACGCAATGCTTTATTTATCCTTGAGTTTGGGTCATTTGCAGTTTTTGAACTAGTCAGTTTCTTTTTCATACCTCCCATACGAGCACAAAAAGATTTTTTTCTTGAACCGCCTTCTGGTTGTGGAGCTTTTAAATTTGAACCAGGATTAGCTCTTTCATAAGATTTTCTACCTTTTTCATTAAGCCCACCTGATTTGCTTTTACCTTCAGCTCTTTGCCATGCAGGAGATTTTTTACCAACTTTTCCACCATCACGATAAGACTGAACCCTCAATCTTGCATCTTTTACTTTCATGATTTTTTACTTCTCTTTCTAGCATCCTTTTTAGGAAAGCCTGCTTTCATATTATCATATGATTTTTTGGATATGGTAGAATTTTTTTTAGACCTGCTTGTTCCTGCTTTTTTTCTTTTATTAATATTTTCATATAAAGACATTACTTTCCTACTTTCTTTAATGCTTTTTTGTGAGATTTAGTAAAAGAATCACCTTTCATCATATCTTTTTTCATTTCATTCATATGTTTACTAGAATGATGTTTGCTATGTTTTTTTAAAGTATTTTTTTGAGCAGGTGTAATTTTACCACCATCTTTGTACATCATTGGTTTTACCATACCGCCACCCATATAAGACGTTTGACTTCTTTCTATAGCGTTTGATGTAGGTAAACTTCCATTTTCATTAATATACTCTAAAGTTGCTTCTGTAGATGGATTTACGGAGTCTTTTTTTACTATAAACTCACCACCTTCAGCTTCAATAGGTATACCACCTTTACTGTGAGATTGTCCTTTTAGTTTACCGCCTATATTATATTTTTTCTTTTTACCGTACATTATATTTCTTTATAGTAATCTTTTAATTGTCTATCAAATAAATCAAGTTTAGTTGAATCTTGTCCAGCATAATGCTCTTTAAACCAAAAATCTTTTAACTCTTCATCGGTGTCAACATTTTTAAATGATGCAGTTAAATCTTTTAATTTGTCTGCTAAAAACAAACTTTGTTGTGCTTCTTTAGATAAACCGCTAAAATCAAATTCTTTTTCAATCATACCATCTAAAAATGATGGAGCGCTACCAAACAAACTTACAAGTCTTTTTACAGCTGTTTGAGCACCTTGTCCTTCTCCCATCTCATATTGAAACATTCCTCTACCTGGGCCACCTTTGCTTTGAATGGCATCTGTTTTACCTAAACTTTCAACATATGCAATTTTATTCATATGTTCTAACATATCTTTTTTATCTACCTGCCATTGATTTTCAGCTATTGTAAGTAAACTGTCACGCAAACTGGTAGCATCATTGATATTAAAGCTCATTT